TTTTTAACAGCCTTAGTTGTTCTTACTCCTAATTGTGCTTTACCACCAGAGAACCCACCACCAAGAACTTGTCCAGCACGTCCTCGCATAGATGCCATAATTAAATTATCATACTCTAAATCAAATTGCATTGCAGTTGCAACCTGTTCTCCTATATCATTTATTTCTATTAATACAAATGCTTGGTTGTATGCACGAGCAACATCATAGATTTTATTAGGAAAGAGAAGAGGTTTTACATCATTTGCTCTATACTTTGCAACTATTGTATAAGGAATGGTTGTTACATCAAACACGATATATGCAGAGTAATCATTTGATGTACCCCTTGATACGTCAGCAGTTATCAGATACGTGTGGTCTTTTTGTGGTGCAATGTGTACATCTAGTCCAGCATTAGATTGTATAGGTTTCTTATAGGTTAACATCTTTAGTTTAGATGATGTGATAAGTGTATCAATAGAACCAAGAAACTCACACTCAAACTCTGTTGCAAACTGAGATTCACTAGTGTTTGCAATCGTTTGTTTCTTCCATTTCTCATCACGGCCTGGTACTTCACTCCAATGTACCTCAATAGGAATGTATTCGTTTCGTTTTTCCTCTGCATCTACCCATAGCTTATAGAACATATTCATACCATGAGGAGTCGATACTATCATAACTTTTGTAGTTTTTCCTGAAGATATCGTAGGATACACGGAACTAAAGAACTGTTCTGCAACATTAGAAGGAACATATGCAAACTCGTCTAAGAATATAATGTTGTATGAACCACCCCTGACTGCACTAGCAGACGTAGATGATGCAAGTATCTTAGAACCATTCTCTAACTCAAGAGAACCTTTGTTCCATGACATCACTCCTTGTTGTAACCATTTAGGTAAATGTTCGTATGCAAGTTGTAGTCTTGATAATAAATCTCTCGCAGTTGCAGCCTTATTTGCAAGGATTGCTATGTTGACACTATCGTTAAATAATGCGTAGTGCAATAGATAGGATACCATAACAGTAGATTTACCAGACTGTCTAGGTAGTTTACAGATAGTAAAACGATTACTGTGGAATGTACCAACCATCTCTTTTTGAAATGGATACATCTTGAAGGGTATAAGACCTTCATCTAGAGAAACAATTCGTACATAGTTCTCTATGAAATACTGTGGGTCTTCCATACACTTTGCATACTCAGAGAGTTGGTCGTTAGTCCACTCTTGAGATATGTTTGCTTTCTTGAGGTTTGGATTACCTAGATATTGATTATTCTCTGTCATTTTTCATTGCTTCTATATCTTCACGATTTTTAATAATGTGTCTATTTTGATTCTTATCAATAAGAGCTTGTAGTTTTTCTGCTTTTTCTTTTTCTGTATCTAAGTGTACATCATTCTTTATAACCTTTTCAAGTTTTAACATTGCAATTCTTTCGTTTGGTACAAATCTCCAAAGATATCCTTTGTTGGAGTATATACCAAAAACAGTTTCGGACATTCCAATACTTACAATTATTGCATCTGAACCATCTAGTATTACATGGTCGCCTGCATTAAATGCTTTGTTCATTTTAAACTTCATACCTTTTGCAATACCAGTTGCCACATCCTTTATCCAGATTGCAACAATTAAACTAATAAGTATTCCAATCCAAGGCAATAGAAAGTCTGTTAATTGCATGGTTTGATCATCAAGCATCTGTTTTTCCTTTTAACATCTTTTGTAATTCAGCAGTTGAACCTACGAATAACGCATTGGTTACATTCTTTGGTGCGTTGTTAGGAACGTCTTTTAGTTTCTTCATCTTTGCCTGTAAATCACCAAGTTTCTCTGTAACCTCTGCAACTGATTTGATTAGTTGTCCAGCCACTTCGTATGTTCTTGGGTGTTCACTCTCTCTTGCAATATCAAGAATACCATCTATCGCATCTTGACCTCGTTCTATAAGACTATAGAAGTTTTGTCTTTGATACTCATAGTCTTTATCAATATCGTCATCACCAACAGGAACTACCTTTTGTTCCCTCGTAACAACGGGCTCAGTAACTTCTGCAACAACACCTAGAGTATTGTTTAGAATATCTGTAGAGTTTTTCACTACTCATCACTTCCTGTTTTTGGATTAAAGACTTTAGCATCTTCGAAGAAAGATGTTGATTCATTAAATCCAAAATCATCATCTGCATCAGCAGATGCTGGTGAAGGTGTAACAGTATACCTTTGTTCACGTTTAGGTGATTGGTCTGGCATATCTGTGTATTGGTCAACTTGAACAGTCTTAATAACACTTGAAGAAGTAACAGGGCCATATAGATAAAATTTTGCAGTAAATGTCATAGTGTATATGATTGCACGTCTTTCAGTAAAGTCCCCTTGATAATTATCTTCATAACTTACGTCATTAAGAATAATAGGAACATCTCTCTTGATACCCATGTCAGCCATATCATTAATTGTTAATGTATAGTCTGGTTGAAAGTATGGTAGTATCTGTTCTACAATCTGTAATGCGTCATCTGAATTCTTTGCCATTGCATATAAAGTAAACGCAATATTATATGGTACTGGCATAAATTGTGTATCTAGTTTATCTGCATTATCAGCTGATTTCTTTACTTTTCTAAATTTTTGAACACGATTTAATTTTCTTGAAGGGTCATAAGTAATTCCATTCATTTCAAAACCAAGTCGTGGTAATGTAACAGCAACTTTAGATGCTAGAGCAGGGTCAGAGTTTAATCTTGCAAGGAACTTCTGTTGTGGCCCATATGCAAGTGGTACTTTCATAGATTGTACTACAGCACCAGAACTATTTTTTCGTACTATCTGAATGTTATTAAATAGTGTTCCAAAAGAAACGACTATTTTTCGCATAGTTTCGTGATAAAATTGATTTCCTAACATTATATATTCTCCCTATTCATTATATATTCTATATTATTCTATAATTTAAAACCATAGTTGAATCATTTGCTAATGTTGAACCAGATTTATTAGTGATACGAACTTTAATTGACCCAGCCACTACTGTATGAATGGTTATATCAACATCTATACTTGCATTTGCGAGGACAGAAGATGTAGCTAATACTTTATCACTTGTAATTACAACATCAGCGTGTTCTGCATTATCAGCTAAAGTTGCAGCTAAAGTAAGAGTGTGACTAATTTTAAAATTGTTTGATGTAACTGCACCAGCACTTGACGCAACATCAGAAGCAGCTGCAGTATTACCAGCACTTGCATCTAAAATATTAAGTTCAACAGCAGTTGCTGTAACGTCTGTTAGGTCTGTCGGAGCAAGTGTGATATTAGCACTACCATTAAAACTTACTCCAGCAATAGTTCTCGCAGTTGCTAATGTCGTGGCAGTTGCAGCAAGTGCTACTGCGATATTTGCTGTACCATCAAATGAAGTACCACCGATTGTTCTTGCAGTTGCTAACGCAGTTGACGTTGCAGCGAGTCCTACAGCAATATTTGCTGTACCATCAAATGAAGTACCACCTATAGTTCTTGCTGTGGCAAGAGCAGTAGCTGTTCCAGCAAGTCCAGAAGTATTTTGATTACCACCAGCATTTACGCCAGGCAAGTTAATATTTGCTGAACCATTGAATGATACACCACCGATTGTTCTAGCAGTTGCGAGTGTTGTTGCAGTTGCAGCAAGACCTACAGCAATATTTGCTGTACCATCAAATGATGTTCCACCAATTGTTCTAGCAGTTGCTAATGCAGTTGATGTTGCAGCGAGTCCTACAGCAATGTTAGCACTACCGTTAAATGATGTTCCACCTATAGTTCTAGCAGTCGCAAGTGTTGTTGCTGTATCTGCATTACCTGTAACATCACCAGTTAATGCACCAGCTAATAGTGTTGAAGTTAATAAACCAGTATTACTATTAAATGTTAAATTAGAACCACTCTTTGGTGGTAAATCTCCAGTTGCTGCTGTTGCAAATAATGGAAAACAAGTTGTATCTGTTGACTCATCTGCTACCGTAACAGCAGTACCAACAGATGCTAAAGCAACTGCAATATTTGCTGAACCATCAAATGATGTACCACCAATAGTTCTAGCTGTTGCAAGTGTTGTGGCAGTTGCAGCAAGTCCGACAGCAATATTAGCACTACCATCAAATGATGTACCACCAATAGTTCTAGCTGTTGCAAGTGTTGTTGCAGTTGCAGCAAGTGCTACTGCAATATTAGCAGAACCATTAAATGATGTTCCACCTATTGTTCTTGCAGTTTCAAGTATAGTGGCAGTAGCTGCATTTCCAGTTGTATCTTGATTTAGAGTTCCAACAACAAAATCTAAAGTATTGTCAGCATCATCATAACTTACTGTAATTCCAGTTTCAGTATTACTTCCAACCATTGCACCAACTGTATCTGAAATTGTTTCAGAAAGTGTTACACCAGCAATTGTAATTGCATCAGCTTCTAATGTTCCATCTATATCTACATCACCAGATATATCTAAATCTGCCATAACAGCAGTTCCAGTTATATTTGGTGTAACAATAGTTGGTGTAGTAAGAGTTATTACTGAAGCAGTTGCACTAATACCAGTACTTAATGCAGATGCATCTCCAATTAAAGTATAAATCTCTGAAAAGTTATCGTTGACTTTATCAGCAGCTACTCTTAGGTTATCTCCAGTACCATCATTAGCACTACCTATTCCGAGTGATTGCAATGCCATTATGTTCTCCTAAATTTGTTTAGCATATTGTTATCCTGAATTCCCAGCATCACCAAACGGATTGTTTTCTGAAAAATCTAATATATCGTCATCTAATGAATCAAATAATTCATTTTGAGCAGTTTTATCTGTACTCATATCTCCTACTATATAGTCCTCCTGAATTAAGTATTCTGCATTACCAGTATCAGCTGCATTTTCAAGAAGAATATTTGTACCCACAGAACTGTCATCATCTTCAGCTGTAATGTTATCACCATTTGTTTCTTCTAGTAATACTCCAAAATTACCAACAGAATGTTGAATTGTAATTCCTTCATTCTGAGTTGTAGATTGTTCTAGTGTAAATTGGTGTCCAGCAGTACTTACACTTAAACTATCTTCTATCGCATCTATCTCAGCAATACCAGTATCAAGAATCTCTTGACTATATTCATACTGTTTACATCTTAATTTGTAGACTGGGTTGTTATCTAATTGATGGAATGGTTCATCATGGTCTACAAAACTTACTTCAAAAACTTTTGTTAATACTGGGTGAAAAACTAAATCACCTTCTAGTGGTCTGTCTGCATCTGTAGCTGCAGTATCTTGTATGATATAAAAACTACCATCACCACTCACAGTTGTCAAGTTAGATGAATTTCCTACTTGGTCTATTGTTGCAGTTTCTAATAGAATACTACCACCAGTTGTATCCGTACCAGATTCAATCTGAACCTGTCTATCTAAATCTTGAAATCTTTCTTTGGAAACCACGAAGGTAATCTCATTACGATTTTCTAAACCGAACTGAGTCATTATTTCTTTGTCGCCTGCATAACCCTCACCATCTTCAACATACATCTCAATTGGGTGTTGTGTGTTGAATTGATTTAAAGTATCTTCACCAAATAAAGTATCTTCGTTTACGGATTGTCTGTCCATATAAAAAACATCATGTCCGTATATCTGAATTGCTTCTTTAATCAAATTTTGATAAAGAGTTCTTTCAGATGCAATTGAAGATAAATTGTTTGTATGAAATGCACTATTAACAGCCATTGATTATCCCTTTATCATTAAGTCTGGGTATTGCATTAAATCTATTTTTTCTTCTAACTTTTGAATTTCTTCTAAAGCTTGTGTGTAGATAGTTTCACCATTCATAGTAACACCACCTAACATTGCAACACCACCAAACTTAGAAAGGTTTGCACCCCATTGTTGTTTGATAAGAGCTGTTGTGTATCTTTTTAAATGTATATCATCAAACATATCTGTGTATGAAGCTGGATCTACTTTTCTATAACATTCTATAATAAGATACTCGCCAACAGTTACACTTTCCCAATCCATATCTAAGTATAAACGATTTTGGTGTTCGTTAAAACGAATAGGAACTTCACCTACCAATATATGAGATAGATGGTCTAGTTGTTGCATAGTCATTTCATATTGTAGAATAGATGTAGAACTAAAATCATATAAGTCATTTAGTCGTAATTGATATCGCATATCAAACATACTATTTGTTGATGAATCATCTAAAGGAAAAATTTGTAATACGGATATTACAGAGGAAGGCATAGGAATATAATTCTTACCCTCTTCAAAACTTGAACTTACAGAACTATCTAATGTATCTGTTGCAGTAGTTGTATCATTAGACCTAGCTCTATCTATATCAGCTTGTGTTAATACATGTTTAAGATACATTTTTTCTACACCATCATAGTGATAATGTGAGAAGTATTGTACTGCTTCATCAATTCTATCATCTACTTGGTCATCTGATACATTAATGTCTATTACACCAAATCCTAATGCTCTTAGACAGTAACTTTTTAATGTTGCTTTTGAATTTGGAATCGCCATGTTATTTCCTTTTTAATACTATTTATAACAACTTAACCTAGTGCAATACCTATTGCAGTCGCATCATCTAATGCAGCACCAGCAGTTGTCATTGCATCACCGTTTTCATCTACAAATGATGTAGCAGTTAACGCACCAGATGATGAGTTAAATGATAGATTAGTTCCACTTTTTGCAGCTAAATTACCACTTGCAGCAGTAGCAAATAGTGGGAAACATGTTGTGTCTGAAGATTCATCTGCAACATTAACTAAAGATGATGTACCCTCAATCGTTGCAGTAATATTTGTAACAGATAGTGTGTCTGTTGAAGGGTTGTAAGATATTCCAGCATCTGTTTTAAGTGCCTCTGCTGTTGCACTACCGTTGTTATCTGCAACAAATGTTAAGAAGAAAGAATCATCTGTAGCATCTGATACTGTTTTAATTGTATTGGCCGCAGTTGCTAATGCAGCTGTACCACTTGTATTTTGATTACCAGCAGCATTTACGCCAGGCAAATTAATATTTGCACCACCATCAAATGAAACACCACCAAGTGTTCTTGAATTTGCAAGTAGGGTAGCGGTATCTGCATTACCAGTAACATCTCCTGTAACATCACCTGTAACATCACCAGTAAGGGGCCCTGCAAATGCATCACTCGTTACTGTACCATCAAAGAACGCATTTTTAAATTCAAGACTACTTGTACCCAAGTCAATGTCATTATCCGTTACAGGAATAATCGCACCATCTATAAGTTTTACTTGATGTGCGTTTGCGGCATAGAAGTGTATTTCGTCAGCAGTTTCAAAATCAATCTTAGTTTGGTCATCTTCACCAATTTTTATGTCAGTTGCAAGTAAAGACGTGATAGTGGTTTGTGCAGCTGTTAGTGCAAAATCATAAGTACCATCTCCATCTTGATAGGTAACTGTAATACCTGTTTCAGTATTACCACTCACCATAGCACCAACTGTATCTTCTATAACCTCAGTTAAATCTATGTTCGCAGTACCGTTAAAAGACACTCCGTGAATTGTTCTTGCAGTTTCAAGTGCAGTAGCAGTAGCTGCATTTCCAGTTGTATCTTGATTTAGAGTTCCAACAACAAAATCTATTGTTCCATCAGCATCATCATATGTAACAGAAACACCTGTTTCAGTATTACTAGTAACCATTCCACCAATAATATCTTGTACAGTTTCAGCAGATGCATATTTGTTTGTTGAACCTTCTGTTAAATCGTCAGTATCAAACCCTGTGAAGTTTCTAGTATTTAAAAATATACCCCAACCCATAAAAGCATGAACTGAACATTGATAAAATAAAACAGGTGGTGTGGTGTCAGTTGGTATAATTTGTGTGTATGCACCAGACTGGCCTGGAGTTCCATTTGTTGTTACACCAGTTGTGTATGCAGTTGACTTATCTGCTTCAAAGTAAAATCTTAATGGGTGTCCACTATTACTTGAATCTGATTGGTCAAACCTGTATGTATTTTTTGGAAGCATTTGAAGATATGGAGCAAACACATCACCAATTTTATAACCGTTTGAACTGCCTGCACCAAAATAAGGGTGTGAAGAATCTTTAGTTCCAACTGTTACTGTAAGTGTTTGAACACTAGCACTATAAGGAAGGGCTGTATCTAATTCTAAATTAGGGTCTGAACCTACAAACTTTCCAGTAGTAGAATTAAACTTTAAATATTTATTATTGACCTTTGCTGTATCTCTATCAACATCATCTAGAAACTCAAGTCTTACTTCACCACCACCAGCACCAGACATTTTTGATGATGCAATTTGTTGACTAACAAGTGACCTAAAGTTATCAAACTCTTGTCTTATTGTACCAATCTCATTTAACTGTTCTTTAACCTCTGTCTTAGATTTCATATCATCTAAGTTAGCAATAACATTAGTGATAAGTTCTTGTGTTGCTTCTACAGTTTGTTCTTTAGTTGGTAATGCTTTTTGTTTAACTTCTGTTAATGCTTGAGTTATATCTAATGGAGTATTTTTAGCAGCTGTAACTAAGTTAGGTGTTACAACTTCTTCCTTCTGCATCTCTTTCGTTTTCTTCTTCATCTTCTCAATGTATGTACGATAGATTGCAGCCTCTGCTGTCTTACCCATTTCTTTTGCACGTTGTTCCATTGCGATTGCAGCTTGTATCTTGTGTGCGTGTTTCTTACCAGAACCTTCTATCTTACTAACACTTGCTCTTGCAGTTTCAACATCTTTGAAACCTAGACCTTGTATTGTTCCTTTTGGATTTTCGTCTGTATATAAATCAGAGTGACTATCTGAACCAGCAGGTTGACCTTTCTTGCGTGGTATTCTTGGTACTTCTACTAGACTTGAGAATAAATTTTGAAGAGCTTCTAGTTTATTATCTTCTTCCTCTTGAGTAACAACTTTTGGATAGATATCTTCAACTTGTAATTTTAATGTGTCTGTATCTTCAACTTCTGGTGGTGCATCAAGGATAGCACCGAAGGAAGACATCAAACCAGCAAACGCACCTAGTTTATCTTCATCTTCTGTCGATAGTGATTTTGTTTCTACTATAGGTTCTTCAATAACTATATCAGCAATTTGAATAGCTTTAGGTTCTTCTAATGTAATTTCTTTTTTAGGAGTTTCGTCAATGACTTTTACAACTTCTTGTACAGACGTAAGAAAACTATCAAGTTCTTTTACTTGGGATTCAGTCTTAATTTTGTTTTCTTTATTCTCTATTTTTGCGTGTTTAGCTGCATCTTCGAGTTCTTGAAATAAACTGGCTAAATCTGATTTGGTCGCAAGATTTACGTCTGACATGACAATCCCCTTTTTACTATTTATATAAAGAGATTATCCTATATTTTATATGCCAAGTCATTTTCACCTGGCCATTCAACTCCAACAGCAGGTTTTCCTAAAGATTGAAATGTATGAGC